GATCCTCGCGATCCTGGTAACAAACTGCCAGATGGTCGCGCAGGTTCAACGATGCTTGGTGTAACGCAAGCAACCTACGAATCGTACATTGGCAAGCGTGTTACGCAAGAAAAAATGCGGCAATTAACTGCCGACGATGTTGCGCCAATCTATCGCAAGAAGTATTGGGATGCGGTTAAAGGCGATGAACTGCCATCAGGTTTGGATTACCTGATGTTCGATTTTGCGGTTAACGCTGGTCCGGGTCGCGCCATTAAGATTATGCAGGAAGCATTGGGCGTTACCGCTGATGGCGTGATAGGCAGGATTACATTAAAAGCAATCGCTGAAACTGATCCACAAGAATTGATAGAACAGTTCAGCGATGCAAAGGAAGCATATTACAAAAGTCTGAAAACCTTTGAAACATTCGGCAGAGGATGGTTAAATCGCGTTGCTGAAGTCAAAGGATATGCTTCCGATATGCTTGCGTAATTATGAATATATAAGGTAAACCAAAGTTAAACAGAAAATTGTTACTGCTAGGTAATAGATTAGCAATACAATTTCTTCAAGTGTTAGAAAGTGCTTCTCGATTATCTTTAAAAAGGAAATCATTTCTATATTCCGTCGGTGGTGTCCATCCATGTTTACGCCAAATCGCTTGCACGTTGGCTCCCGCAGTCCACTTAAAATTATCAAGCGGATTCATTTTATGTTCGGCTGAAAAGACATCTGGTACTACCAGATTTTCCTTGCCGACTACTTTAAATCTCATTCGTTATCCTCCAATAGTTTGTTGGTAAGTTCAAGCAAATTTTCCTCGCTCAAACCGTAAATCTTAGCAAAAGATTTTTTGCCAAGACCATGCACACCAGTGTTGCCTCTGTGGTGTTCAGGACACAACCCGATTGCTGGCGCGTTGTCACGCTTCATGCCGTACCTGCGTATATGATGAATCTCGCATGGCGTATCCTTATAACCTAGTTGGCGACAAAGAATGCAACCAAGCGCAGCAATGCGACCATACAATCGTTTAGTGTCTTTGTTCATTGAACCCTATTACTTCGTTGCGCGGAATAAAATAATACTCTCGATTGCCTTGTTTGGTTTGTTGAACACGCGAAGCTGTTATTAGGTTTTCGCGTTTGACGTATCCAAACAATTCGACATAGGACAAATCTAGCGGCGCATAACAACCAACAAAAATATCTGCTTCTTTGTTGCCACTCCAAGGCACTGCCGAAATGCCTCCGCTTTCATGATGAGTACATTTCACATCGATGGTTACGCCTCCCCTTGTTACAAGGTCAGCACCAAAATCATCGCGGTAAGTGCAGTCAATATTAAAATGTAGATTAAGATATTTGCTTGCGACGTATTCCGAATAAACGCCTCTGCGCGTTTTTTCAAAGGCAGACAGTTGCAAATCTTGTGATGCTTCTTCGCCATGTTTGGATGTTTCTTTGTAACGCCATTCGCTTATTACATCCAATATATCGCGTTCGCTTGGCGTAAATGTATGCTTGTAAGTAATCATGTTGTGAGTTTCCCTTCTGCTCTGTTGGTTGATTCCAAACTTCGCCAGATTTCAATTTTCGCCTCTGCACCAACCATCCACCATCGATGCTGTTCGGCAATAGCAACTGCTTCCTTTAAACCATCTAAATGTTTAATGTAATCTGGATGTGAATATGCATAAGATTCTTTTGCCGATTCGGTCTTTTCCGTACATTCGCGCATCAATATTGCCTTTAATGTTTTCCTGTACTCCATCATGTAGGTTACATTGGCTTTTGCTGCCGCATACGGTTTAGCGTTGTCGCGTATGTGGTCTAACGCTTCAAACGGACTAATGTTTTCCTTTGTCGTGTTTATCTCTTTTGGCATTTCGTTCCTCTTGTCGTTTTTGTGTTTCTTTGGTGGCGTACATACTGATGGTTCTACGTTCATTACAGTTTTTGCATTGCCACCTATTTGATTTTTTTATTCCTCCTTCAATTGATTGATGTCGTTGACATGAGGTGCAATACCGTTGTCCTTCATGCCTTAACAAATACTCCTGAAGCGTTAAGATGTCCTTTGCGATCCTTAATTTCACCATATGCGTGTTCCAAACAGGTTGTTAAATTGAGGTCTTCAATAGCAGCAACATTAATAAGACATACAAGAACGTCGCCAAGTCCATCAATAATTCCGTCACGATTTCGTTTGGTAATTGCATCTGCCAGTTCCCCCATTTCAGAAAATGCTTTGAGCAATTGTGTTTTGCTGTCACTGTTGGCAATGATGCCTCTAGCTTCAGACCAACGGATAACATCTAACTCAACCATGTTCCATGTCATTTGATTTTCCTTTGTTTAGATTTAGTTGCGACAACATTTCAGCAATTCGCTTTTTGTTTATGGCGATTTCCTCCGGTGAAAAGGTTCGTGTTAAGGCTTTATCAGTTCGTGGCACATAATTCAAACGCATCATGTCGCAGAATTGCGGCAGCGTGGGAGGATCAGGAGGCAGCGTGTCCAAGGTTCGCTTAATTGTTTCTGGACTATGCGCGTAACCTGCCAATTTTCGGCCCCACGTTTCCATTGCATTCATCACGCCAGCATCAGTGCCATCGGGTAATACTTGTCCGGTTTTCCACATATTCAAAAACCGAGTTCCGTAATGGCCTTGCATGGTGGCAAATATTTTTTGTGTCCACATCAACGGCAGACTATTGGTCGAGTAAGAATCCGTCATGGCGAATCATCCTTTCGTCACCAAAGATTGTTCGTGCTGCTGCTAGTTGCTTATCAACTTTCGTATCTTGCTTTTGTGTAAGCCAATCCGCTTTAAAGCTACGCCATCCACGTTCACAACACATACGAATCGCATCTTCCAACGGAATGCCTGCTTTCTTTGCCTCACGAATAATACCTTGCATGGCTGTTTCTGTGATGGCAGCGTTTTTGCTCTTGCGTAGTATTACAAAATCTTGCCACACAGATTCGCTCACTCCGTCAGGAGTGGCGTATATATGTTTTTTATTGGTTATTGGTTTATGGTTATTGGTTTGCATTGGGGGTGGATTAGGGGGGCTATGGCCTCCCCATCGTTTCGCTGCGCCTCGCTTACCTGCTTCGCCATAACTTTTGTATTTTGCAATTTCCGCATCAGCGCGAACGTTTGACCATCCTTGGTCGGTCAATCTAAAAAACGATTCAAGCACGAACTTAACTTCGGTAACGTATTCACGCAAACCAATCTGTCGTGCGACTGCTTCAACCCCTGTTAGCAGCGGTTTTTCATGCAGGTAATACTCATCAAGTAAACGCCTGTAGGCAAGGTCTTCCATCGGCGATAGATTGCGCGTATGGCTGGCGTAATCGCCAATGTGAAACTGGTAGTAGTTCATCAATTCCTTTCGTGTTGTGACTGCATTATGCCAATATAATACATTATCAGCAATTGACTATCCATTTTGCTCCCCCATTAAATTAGTCGTTTTGAGCAACGGCAATAGCAACTTTGCAACAACCACCTGATTTTTGTTCCATGCGAACAATGGTCAATAGATCGATTTGTTCGTCATCAACAAAGATGTTTGCTTGGCATAAAGCATCTATCAGGCTTTTGGCGTAGTTATCTATGTCGCGCACTCTGCGGTCAGGTGGGTACAGTTCTATGCGCACCATCAACCGCTGTTTACCGAATCCTTTGTGATTGACAGACAAATATTTGGATCGAACCTTGTCTTTAAACTGCGTTGCATTTTTGGTAAGAAATCGTCGGCTACCATTGAATTGCCAATAGGTATTTACCGACGGAGGAAAAGGTACTTCCAAAATCAAAGTTTCGCTTGCCATGACAATCATACCTTGTAATAATACTTAAGAGCATATGCTCAAACAACCTACACGAAAGGTCAAGTGTGAAAACTTCAGAATCAATCAAGGCGATTGCGCCAGCATTACTTACGGCACAACGCAACATCAAATTTGCAGCGAAAAACTCCAAGAATCCGCACTTTAAAAACAACTACGCTGATTTGCCATCGGTCATTGATGCCATTAAAGATGCGTTGAATGATGCCGGGATCGTGTTTATTCAAATGCCTACGCCATCAGAGGATGGCAGGTTGCATTTAACAACCCGATTGCTGCATGAAACCGGCGAATGGATTGAGGACACAGCAGTATGCGCCATGCCTAAACAAGATGCACAAGGGTTTGGCAGCAGCATGACATATTTGCGGCGTTACTCGCTTGCTGCCGTTTGCGGTCTATATCAGGCTGATGACGATGGCGAAGCGGCAAAATATGACACTGAACCCTATGCAAAACAGATTCGCGCAGCAGATAGCATTGAAGCATTAAAAGAATTGTGGATGAAAATCATGCAGGATCAAACCGCAACAAGCGACAAAGAAGCGTTGCGAATTCTTGAAGCAGAAAAAGATAAGCGCAAAAAAGAATTGCAGGTGGCACCATGAAAAAATTAATCTTATGTTTATTTCTGGTTTCGAGCGTTTGCCATGCAGAGGAATGGATGGAAACGGTCAATGAAGCTGGCGGCAAGATTTTTTTTTACTCCTTCCGTTGCGCCGAAACCGGAACAGGTAGGCAAGTGATTTCTTCAAGGCCATCGGGTTCAACAATTAAAGGTTGTTGGTATTATTACTCAGGGATGGTGCAAGTTATTTGGGAAAGCGGCAATCTATCTGTCTTTGATCCTGCAACACTTACATATAGGAAATCACAATGATCGATAAAGAAACCGAACGTTATGAGCGTAACGAAATGGCGCGTCTTGATGCGATGTATGATGACATCTATGATGATCGAGATTGCGAATATGACATAGCCAAACAAAAGTACGAAGATGAATTTGCTGTGGCATTGCAAAACCTGTGTGCTGCTTTAGTGGGCAATAAAAAAGCATGATTGTTTTGCAGTCCATTGCATTTGTTGGTGCTGCAATGTGTGGTGCAGGGATTGTTATTGGGTTCCTTGCATTGATGATTTACGTTTATTCTAGGGATGCATAATGGATACAAGATTTTTAGATCAAGGTACAGAAGAATGGAAGATGGCCCGACTTGGGTATGTGTCTGCAAGCAATGTCGCAGCGGTTATGAGCAAGGGTAAAGATGGAAGCGAGTCAGCAACCAGACGCGCCTATAAAATCAAAATTGTGGCAGAACGATTGACGCACTTGCCACAAGAAACGTATAAAAATGCCGCGATGGAATGGGGCAATGAACAAGAACCCTATGCGAGAATGGCATACGAAGCAACTAACGCAGTGTTGGTTGATAAAACAGGTTTTTGGAAACACGAAACAAAACCTTGGATTGGCGTATCGCCTGATGGGTTGGTCGGCGATGATGGGTTGATTGAAATTAAATGTCCGAACACAACAACGCATTTGGAATATTTGTGGAGCGAGGTTGTACCGGCTGAATACCGCAAACAAATTCAAATGCAGTTATGGGTTACAGGTCGGCAATGGTGTGACTTTGTTAGTTATGATCCGCGACTGCCAGCACAAAATCATTTGTTCATCAAACGTTGTGAACGCGATGAAAAATTGATTGCGGAAATGGAAGCAGAGATCGACAAATTCTTAGTTGAAGTACAAACCATCATTGATAAATTAAGCAAGGTGTAATTATGGAACAAAATCCTGTTCAAGAGGCAATCAAATGGCTGCAAAATTGTGGCTGGACATTAGAGGAATCAGAAAACATTGTGAGGTCTGTAAAAGACAAAGATGCAGAAAGATTGTTTGACATTGCGCCCATGTGGATTGAGCATTGTGGCAACGCAAAGCAATATGTGGAAGGATTGTTGGGTACGGTAGCGTTAGGGTTGGTTGCCGTAAAGCGTAGCGACGAAGGATTGTGGGTGTTTGAATTGAACGATACTGGATTAAAAGCGGCACGACAAATCGCAGGAGGAAATTATGTCAGTGAATAAATTTATAGGCATTGGGAATCTTGGGCGCGATCCAGAATTTCGGGTTAGCGCAGACGGTAATGGTGTTGCTAATTTCTCTATGGCCATGACAGAGAAATACAAAGATAAATCAGGCAAGCAACAGGAGTTTACTGAGTGGGCCAACGTCGTTTGCTTTGGCAAGCTGGCAGAAATCGTGCAGCAATACGTTAGCAAAGGGATGCAGGTTTATGTGGAAGGCAAACTCAAAACCGAAAAGTATGAAAAGGATGGCGTAATACGTTACAACACCAAGATTGTTTGCGACAAAATGCAAATGCTTGGTGGCGAACGAAAGCAAAAACCGAAAGAAACCGACGAAGAACGGCACGAATTGAACCGGCAAACGGCGCAACAAGATTCTTTCGGCGGTGATGATATACCGTTCTAATTCGTGATATTCTTTCCTTGCGCCACTCTCCAGCGCACAGGTGAGAAACCTTTCTGGGATCGATGTCAGTCCTCAGTACGACTAAAAACTGCTGCCGAATCCCCTTCGGCTCCTTTCGTGGGCATCGATCCCAACCCTTTTTGGAATCGTCACTACTTCCTAATCACTCTCGCGGCAAAGCGGTGATTGTGGCGATTCCATCCCCTTTTTAGGAACCGCTTCCTGCTTGAATAATCATACGTTCAAGGATAGGTCGGGTTGCGGTTCCTTCCTTCCATGCCAATTCCCAGGATATCAAAAGTGCAACAAAAAAACTTGTTGCAAAGTATGATGGTTCAGGCATAATACTTCTGTAGCACAAATATTTATGAAATGACAACCACGAAAGGAACCGTCATGTTGCACTTTAAAGTTAACGCTAACAAAGAAATCATCGAAGTTACTTCAGAGTTTCCACAAGGTCATAAGCAGTGGGCTTCATCTAGTGATGATGGTTCGGGCTGGATGACGCGCCATGATTTCAAGTCGATGGAAGATGCCGACAAAATCGCTAAGTCTGCTACAGAGGCCACAGGCAAGGTATATCTGCCTGTCGATAGTGGTTATGGCGTATCGCCTCGCTTTGATGTGATTGAGGCTCCGACCGTCGGTGACGATGTTTCCTATGCATTCAATGGTGACTACTATCCATGCGGTCAAATCAAGTCGATCAGCGACAGCTATCGCGTTATCGTAGCAATCCGGGCATTCTTAACAAGGATTGCAAACAATGAAGACTTTGATTCCAGCATTTCTATCGGTTGCATTTGCCGCATGGTTAGGCGCAACGTTCGCATTCGCAGTGATGGACACCAATTGGTCTGAATGGGTTGGTGAAGCGAAGCAGTATTACGCCATCAAATAAAGGGATGTTATAGGGGGGCTATAAGGGGGGTATGGCATGGTGTTAAGGAGGCTTTGCATTGCTTGACTTGTAATACATGAGTAGTAATATATCCCCTGCCTAATACTCAGGGGATTTTTTATGCCTAACGCAAGTACAACAGTTCGCGCTGCATTCCAATCAAACGAAATGCCGCTTACCATGAACGAATTAATACCGATGGTTCCCAACCTTCGGAAAAATGAAATATCGATGGCACTTTGCTACCTGCTGAAGCAGGGATATTTGTCACGCCAACGGATTAGCAGGTTAGGTACTCGCGGCAGAAAAGAAGTCTGGCAATATACGTTCAACAAAGAAAGAGTCATTCCGACCAAGGTGCAAATTGAATCAAGCGAAATGTAAATGGTGTGAGCAAAACAACGGTGGTGGAAGGTATGACTACAAATGTATTGGATGTCGTGGGCGTGTGTTGATGGATGAACCATGCAAGTTAGTTCGTAAGGCAATGGCAGCAAGGGTTACACTTTGGGGCGAAACACCAGATTGGCAGCGTGAACCATCTTGTGGTTGCAAAAGTCGCTGCAGCAAAGGAAGTATGATGCCTATTAGGAAAACTGATAAAGGTTGGTACTGGGGTAGCAAAGGACCATTTCCAACAAAGCAAAAGGCCATCGATGTTGGTCGCGCTGCCCATGCATCAGGATACAAAGAAGCGGAAGGGGAAGACATGGACAATACGTCAGTACAGTTTGCGTCATATATGCTGCACTCGATTACCTGCGCACATATGCTGCATTTGAAGTCTGATTCATACGCTGCACATATTGCACTGGGTGAGTATTACGAAGGCATCGACGATTTGATCGACACATGGATTGAATGCTATCAAGGCAAGTACGGCATGATCCTGAAGTATGACGATTCATTCGAGGATCACGATAACGCACTGGAATACATTGGCATGGTGCGTGATTATGTGGAGCAAACAAGAGTTCAGTTGCCAGAAGATACCGAACTGCAAAACATTGTAGATGAGATGGTCGCCTTACTGGATAGGACAATCTACAAGCTAAGTCGGTTTAAGTAATGCCATCAATACCCAAGCAAACGAAGTGCGGCACGTTGGGATGTAAGAACCCAAGGGCAAAGCATGGCGGTTACTGTATCGAGCATGGCGGCACTGACGCATTTCCAAGCAAGCGGTACAACATATCGTCAGGTCGCAAGGAAGCAATGGCGATGTACAAGACAAAACATTGGGAAGGTATGAGAAAGCATCAGTTGTCGGCACACCCACTATGCGCAGGATGTTTGTCAGGTGGGATCATTACGCCAGCAACGCAGGTTGACCACGTATTTCCTTGGCAGCAGATAGGCGACCATGCATTTTTTCGCAACATCTTCCAATCGCTATGCACCAACTGTCACAGCAGCAAGACAGGATCGGAAAAGCAGGGGCTAGTTAAACGCTTTGGGCAACCAACGGTCGAATACAAGGTGGATGAGTACGAAAGGATCATGCGCGAG